CCTTGAACGTGAAGCGTATCATTTGGACTCGTCTCACCAATTCCTACGTTTCCTGTACTTGTAATACGCATACGTTCTGTTGCGTTTGTATCAAATATTAAATCTCCACTTATAACATTTCTAATTGTTAAGTTTGTTAAGTCAGAAAATATATAAGCCCTTTCAGCAGTACCATTTGTAAATGCTAAAATATTTCCAGCAGCTCCATTCAACGTTATATTCCCTCTATTGCTTGTAGAGTATGGGTTATATGTACCTCTTAATAAAACATCACCATTACTTGTGATTCTTGCTCTCTCGGCATTTACAGTAAAAAATTGTATAGTCTTACCTGAATCTTCAGCATTTAATTTTAAATCTCCATCAGTTTTTATTTCAGCAGTACCACTACCAACATTTCTAAATAAAATAGATTTTGATTGATTTGCAGAACTATCTAATCGTAGTGTATTACCTGAACCAAAAATTTCTAATTTACTTGCAGGACTAGTCGTTGAAATTCCTACGTTCCCTCCATTAGGATTTATTGCTGTATTAGAAAATGCACCACCAGTAAAAGTTTCTATAATACCCCTTGTACCATCGTGTTGAAATCTCAATAAAGTATTTGTGCTATTCCAAACATCAACAACACCTGCAACTTGTAGTTTAGTGCCTGATTGGTGTGAAGTTGTTCCCACAAGTAAAGCACCATTACTTGTGATTCTTGCTTTCTCACTCGCTTGTGTACCAAATTGCATAAATTGACTTGGGTGATTGTATGATATAAAACCATCATCATTAGCACCTGCATCCATAAAATGTAATGAACCACCACTATCAGCACCTGAAAAAATAGATATACCTTCATTTCCGCTACCACTACCTACTATTAAATTATTTGCATTTGAGCCACCAGTATTACTGCTCTGACCTATTAAAACCCTACCTGCAAACGTTGCAGATAAATCTGAAGCAAGTGTCAAAGAATCTACATCATTATTTTTAAATGCGATTTGGTGTG